CTTTTGTGTATCTTCCTGCAAGTTTGTCATACAAGTTGTCTTCAATCGCTTCTTCAGTTATAGAGAAAGCAAGAGCAACAGTGTTGTGTGTGTATCTAGCAGTGAAAGTTTCATTTGCTTGATCGAACACAACGCCCGCACCTTCTTGTTTAACTGGAGCACCAGCGAAACCTGATAGCATAACTTCTTCTTCAAACGCTCTGTCTGAAGATTCTGCCATGAAGATTTCTGTATGCTCATTGTCGTAACGATTGTATTCCAGGCCGAATAGTGCATTCAATCCTGGCTCTAGTTCTTTAACTAGCTGTGATCGTGATATAGCCATTATTTATTTCTCCTATTATAAGCCTGTACCACTTCTATAGAAGTGATTGTTGATTCTAACAAGAATATTAGCGTTAGCAGAAGCAACGTCTGAGTTTGCTGGATCTTGCGAAATATCAATTGCTTGCACAACAAATGTTCCGTTAGTTCCAGAAACGCTAACGTCAAGTTGCACTTCCGATATTCCTGTTTTTGTGTTTCCAGTACCAGTGGTTACTGAGTAGTTTTGAAACAGATCCGCTCTTGCGAAAGTCGCATCAGCATCCATCAAAAAAACTGCATCTGGGTCATCAACAACAAACGCTGTAATATCGTTTGTTGCGACTCCGCCAGGATAGTAGTTTTTCCAAGTCGGCTTTTGAGTTGTAGGATCTGAGTAAAATACTCCGTTGAATACACCTACTACAGCAGTACTAGTATTAGCAGTTGCTCTTTCAATGTTTCCCCCAGTTACAGGTACAACCAAGTCACCTTGGTAAATTGCTGTAGCATAATTGCTAGCAATCGTGTATCTGTTCTGAGCTCCAACCAATGGGGTACCGTCTAGTTTTCTGTACGGTCTTAAACCGAACTTTTCACTTACGTTTGCCATTTTATTTTTACTCCTATTTTATTGTTAAGTTAAAGCCGACCTTACGTTGGTAGATATAGCCAAAAAAATTTTAGCGTTTACGTCCACCACCAAAGGTCACTCTGGTCTGCCTATCAATATTGATCGGCATACCTGGGTGCTGTTCCTTCATGAGATCATTTTGTACAGCTGTCATTTGGTCCTGAGTAATTTTTGAAAAATACTCATTACGCTGTTTTAAAATCTCTTCGGGTATCCTTGCCAGCACAAGGCCTCCAATCCCGATGAACCCCTGATATTGTCCTGTAGCAATAATAGGGTACTTCATTATTTCAACTGAATCTTTATATTCATCAGCTCTAACAAATTCATAACCTTCTCTTAGTTTCTTTGATACATTTCCTGCATCTTGGAAACCAGCTACTTCGGTTCTTATCCATCTATGAATATAACCGTGTGGTGCAGGTGGTGCATCCAAACTCGATGGTAAAGTCCAACTTTTTTTTCTAGTAGTCTCAATTCTAGAATCGGACTTGCGTGAAGACTTGTCTAGTGTAGTCATATTATCTTTCCTCCTTCACGAATTTAGCATATTCCTCTAGTGGCACCCCTAATTTTTTAGCAATAGCCACCTGTGACTTGGTGAGAGTCACGGTTCTGCGTCCACCTTGCCTTCTAGAAACTCCAGCAACAGATTGGACGGGCTTCTTGTTGCTACTTTCCTCACGGACAGTTTCTTTGGCATTAGCAAACTTAGAAGGAAAATATTCCTTCATTCGTTTATTAATTTCATTATAGTAGTCATCACTCTCTGCGTCAAACCCTTGACCTAAAAGCTCATCATGCAGACCCATAGCAGCAGAGGTCAATACTCTATCTTGACCAAACCAACTATTGTCTTGAGCCCAAGTTCTTGCTCTAGGGCTTATAGGAGCAGTATTTTGAGTGATTGCTTGCTCTGTAGATACTTGTTCTTTAGGTTGAGACTCTATTTCTTTTTGTCTTTTTTCTTTTTCCGATAAAGAAATTCTTACTTTTTCTTTTTCTACAGCTAATCTAGTTAAACTATCGTTAGCCTCCATTACTTGATCGGTATCCTGAACATCTAACGCATCTTTTAACTGTCTTCTTACTTTATCTCTCTCAGCGTCAATTCTAGCGTCATACTGTTTTAAGTATTCCGTATCGCTAGTCTCATACTTCTCAGAAACATCAGAATATTTTTTTTGAAGACCTTTAGCATACTCAAGTGCAGCTTTTTCTCTTCTTTCTGACTCTCTGTATTTAAAAGTTAATTCTTTAATTCTTTTTTGAGCATTCTCAGAAACTTTAGAAAGATTATCCTTAGACTCTTCTTTTTTAGTTTCCGTTTCTTGAATAAAATCAACTTCAGGTTGTTCTTTTTTATTTTCTTGCTCTATCTCTTTTTTGTCTTCTGTTTTTTCTTTAGATAGAGTAGAAATATCTGTATATCCTAAATCTACATCTTCCTTTTTAATCTCAGAAGCATGTTTTTCTTTGTCTGTATCGGTAGTCTCAAAGTTAATGCTTGTTTCTTGAGCATCATCTGTATCAAGATCTACTTCGTTATTATTTGTTTGTTCTTGCATAGTTTCTCCTAGTAGTTATGAATGATATTTTGTGGATCACTGACCGTGCCGATAATTTCATCGTCATTAAGAATCCTTACTTCTCCAAGATCTGTTTTAAATCTAGATCCAGCGTATCTTCCAAAGATTACCCACTGTCCTTCTTTACACCAAGCTCCTGTGGGAAATTTAGTTTCGTCTTGATAACAAAGAGGTCCCATTTTTATTACGAGAGCACATACAGTTGCTATAGACATTCTTTCTTGAGCTTCATCCGATATATGAATTCCACCTTTTGTTTTGGAAGGCGGCATGTAGGGACGTACTAAAATTCTCCAGCCAGTAGGCTCTGGAACTTTACTAAGCATTTCTGATATGTCATTTGGATCGGTAGGTATAGTTGAATCTTTTTCTTTTTTAAGACTCGAAACTATCGCTGACCCGTCTGGTTTCACTAAGGTCGTCATCTTCTATATCCTCATTTTTCAGCAGGTATTGAATCACCTGAAGCAGTTCTTCTAAAGAACTGAGTTGACCCCTAGAATACTGAAGCTTCTCTATAGTGTCAACACCATGCACGATGTGTTCGGATTTGACCTTAATTAAATTTTTTATTTCGGATCGTAAACGGTTAACTGTATCTATATCCATCATAGGAAAGTACTAACAAATATCAAAAGTAAAAGATATAGTTATTTTTTCTTAGTATTAATAATATCCGTTGCTTTTATGCCATATACAGCCGCTACCACTGAAATCCAAAGTCCAGTAATCCACCATGGCATAGCCTGTAATTTTTCAAAATAAATATCTAATTTTTCACCTATCTTCTCGTCTTCTGCAAAGACTGAATAGGCTAATAAAAACAAAGGTGAAGATAAAACTAAAAGTATAAATTCATCTTTCCAGTCTCCTTTTTGAGACTCAGATACTTGATGCTTGAGCTCTATTTCTCCTCGAGACATTTTCTCTGCGTGCAGTAATCTTGCCTGTGAGATAGCTTGTTTTTCTTTTTGTTTGTTTTCGTATACCGTGGTCGCCGTTTTGAACGCTGACCCTAAAAGATTCAACCATATCATAATATTTTTTCGTCCTTCTTTTGCCTAAAAAGGGTATCATCTGTTCTAAGACCTGTAAAGCATGTAGTCCACTTACTGACCATGCCCAAGCTTGTTTGTGGTAATCTCTTAATTTTATTTTTCTAAAACTACCAGCATTAAAAAAAACTTGAAATCTTTCTATAATATCTAAATCGGTCATAGATACAGAAAGTTCTATTCGTTTTCGATTAGATCCACTTTTCCAATATCCAAAGCTACCTTCTCCTTCAAATACTCCAGCAAGAAATGATAATTTTTGTTTTTTACTCCAAAGAGAAAAATTCACTTTAATAAAGTTTAATTTTTTTATGACCTTGAACTTGAATAGATTTAGTACCACGAGTAGAAACGGAAGTTCCTGTTTTCGCTCGTATAAAATTGATTCTTTTAAAAGTAGATGGCTTATCTATAGATAGAGAAGATAAAGAATTAATTTTAGGTAAAGAAGAATCTGAACCATCTGAAGTCTGAGTAGAGGTAGGGGTAGTTTTATTTTTCATACCCATAGCTTTTCTTCCTTTAGAAGTGTCACTTAACGTTTTGATACCAGTATACACACCAGCACCAGGCACTACCATGGCTGGTCCCATTGCACTAACATTAGCTGAAAAATTATCTCCGAAAGAAGTTATACTTCCTTTAGGAGCATACGCTTGCGTCTCGTAATCAAAATCACCATCATTTCCATAACTACTATCTTGGCTAGTATCTACACCTGCTGCATTTGCTTCTGCTTCGGAATATCCACCACCGCCAGTATCTTCAGCGTCAAGGAAACTAGGTATACCGTTTATCTTTTTTCCAGAGCCACCTAATTTTTTTAAAAGCTTAGCTTCTTTTTTGTTAATGTAAGCAAGGAACTCACCTTTAGGAGCTTTGTCCTCTAAAGTCTTCTTAGCTGATTTTATTTTTCTTTTTACCATTGTTTAAGTATAACACCTTTCGTAAAGGTACGTTAATACCTTGAGGGTTAGGTCCTCTTTTGGGAGGAACTCCAAATCGTACTCCTCCACTGAGTCCTTTTCTATGATTTTGTGAATTTACACTCATTATTTTTTCATTTTTTTAATATGTTTTTTAACTAGCTTAGCTTGTTTGGCATGTGTCTTTGATGCTTTTTTTAATCCTTTTAATACTTTTTTTAATTCTTTTACCATTATTTTTTCCTCACAATTGTTTTAGCATTTAAGTCCTTCTCTATGCTTTTGATTTTTTTGTCTTAGGTTTTTTAGCAGTCTTAGCTGCTTGAGCAAATTGAGCTGACGTAGGTCTTCCTTTGGATCCCTTTTTTCTCATTGTTTCACCACTGCCTTCTTTAATTCTTTTTTTCTTAGCGAGTATGTTTGCGTATAGTCCTGGTTTAGTAGTAGTAGCCATTATTGTCCTTTTGTTTGGTTTAATTTTTGTGCTTGTAGATTTAATTTTTCTTTAGCAATACCTAATCGATCTTGTTGTGAATCTTCTTGAGATTTTAACTTCTCCATACCTAAAGCTAGATCCGCTTCCTGTCTATCCATCTGTCCTTGCTCTTTCATTTGAGATTCTTGAGATTTACGTTGTAAGTCTAGAGCTCTCAGATCTATTTCTTGCTGCTTCAATTGAATTAAAGGATCTTGTTGAGCATTATTAGCTTGAGCCTCCATCTGTTGTAAGCTAGACGTAATCTCTACTATCTTTTTAGCGATCAGCATATCTACTTGTGCTTGCATGGCTTCTGGATTTTGTTGAGCCATTTGCATCATTCTAGGATCTTGTTGAACCATTGCTGTAACTTCAGCGGTAGCTTTTAAACTAATGTGCTCTGAGATGTGAGACTGTAGTAAAGCATACACCTGAGGATTAATTTGAACCATTCTAGATTGCATAAAGATAGAATGAGCTTGAATATGTGCCTCATGGTCTTGTTGAGGGAATGCTTGTAACAACTGTACCTTTAAAGATTCTGCATTTTCTCTCGCAGGGTCTATAGGAGCTGGTTGTTTCGGTGGAACTAGGATCATATCAATATTTTTAGTTCCTAAACTCTCATATACACGTCTATAGGCTTCATATACGTTATGTAAATTAGGTGCAGACTGAGCAATTTGTAATTGTGTCTGTGCTAACGTCACTCTTTGTGTCATGGACCATAAATTAGGGTCTGCCATCGGCAAAACATCAATACGATCATCGAAATCTGCTGATTTAATGTTTCTTTCTGCTCCATATACATCATAAGGATACTCTTCAGGTAGAGATTCATTACAAATTCTAGCTAAAATTTTAAATTCTTGTTTCATTGCGTAGTAACAACGCTTATGAATAGCACTCATCACTCTAGAACCACGTTCCATAAGAGCAACGGTAGTTCCCACAGCTGCTTGTTGATTACCATCTCCTACTTGAATGTCTGCAATAGCCGCAAATCTCTGACCAGCAGTCACAACAAAGTTTAATAAAGCAAATAAAGTTTGGGAAGGTTCTTTGAAAGGCAACATTTGGAACTGATCTTTGATATTTCCTCCTGGTGCATCCACATCTCTAAACTCTCCTGGTTGAATAGGTTGGTCATCGTCTCGTACTTTCATTCCTCTAGACTTAAATCCAGCAGGAAGATTGGACAACGTACCAGCGTCCAGTAATTGTCTTAATGCTTCGGTGGCCGTTCTAGTTAAACCACCAATCATGTGTAGTAAACCAAAGCCATAGAAACCTAATCCTGGTAAAAACTTAAAGTGAACAAAGTATTCAATACGCTTGTACTTAGCGTCATCGGCTCGGTAGTTTCTATAGATAGATAAAATTTGTCCTGTGTTCTCTACTACCGTTACAATGTAAGGAACTTTAATATTCGTTTCTTTGTTCATTTCTTGGGAAGTATATTCTTCTAAATCTAAGTCCACATGAACTTCTAATACATTATACAGTAGTTCATTGTAGGTAGGAGTAATTCCTTCAATCTTATTGATTTTTTCTTGAGTAGAATTTTGCTCCATGGTAGGTTCTTGTAGATCTATTTTAGAGTACACACCAATTTCCATTTTTTTAAGAATATCATTCTCTGTCATTTTCATAACTTGAGAAATTCTTTCGCACTCGGCTAAACTAGTAGCATAATAAGGAACCACTAAATCTCTTGGATGAATATATTTAGAAACAGGTCGTTCTAATAATTCATCATAATATACTTTTTTAAACGTGGATCCTGTTAGAGGTAAGTAATACAACATTTGATCTACATCGGTGGTATATTCTTCCATCTTATCCATGATTAAATAATTCATGTAATCTTTAACACGGGTAGACTGTAATTCTTTCTCTGCGTTAGGAGAGCCTACAATCTGAGTACGA